TGCAATGCTTCTTTTGCCGCTTCCCAACCGAGCGCAACACACACAAACGCGCCCATCTCTTGAGCGGCTGCCAGATAGTCAAGCTGTCCAGGTTGCCAGCGGGATTTAGTGCAGTCTTGGCGTTTGAGTTCACAGACGAACGTGGGCGATCCAGGGATGATGATGTCCGGCGCTCCAGGGGTCATGCCTTCTGCCTTCTCGGTACGAACCTGCGCGTGGTGACGTTTGCCTTCATTGCGCGGGTGAATGGCGATCATGCCAAGTGACTCTGGATACTCTCGACGAACCCAGCCGAAAAACGTCACCTGCTCAAGAGTTTCTGATGGGCATTGCCCTCGGAACTCAAGATCACCGTAGATAGGTAGCCAGTTTGGAATGATCATGCTGGTTCCTGATCTGGTGGGGTGTTGTAGTCAAGCACTCGGTAAAATCCTGTTGATGTGTCTTTTTTGTACTTGATGGTCGTCGGCATTCGCTGGCCATTATTGGTGTGGTGCTGAAAGTAGGCGTATTCGTTGACTGCGCGTTGGTTCTTAGCGTTCGGCATCAACCAAACTGAGAACGTTCGATATTCGGTGGTGTAGTCGATTCTCAGTGTTTCGTTCCCGGCCCTGCTGATCGTTGGTCGGCAGGTCCAAGCAATCACTTTGTCGCACTGGGTCCGTGTCGGATCTTTCTTCTTGGCCCGAAAGTCTAGCTTGAGCTTTTCATTTGGGTCTACCAGTTCGCCCTTGCAGTTAGTGCAGTACCGAGCGGCGATGTCATTTTCTTCGTCGCAGTGCGGACAGGTTTTGACTGTCCATCGGTAATCGCACCGCTGGTGCATGTAGTCTGGCCCCAACACCATGCCGGTGCAGCGCCTCCCAAAATGGGAAGGCATTGGGCCATGTTCTGTTTCTACCTTCTCCCCTGCTAGGTCGAGAAAATACCCATCCTCGCTGAGTTCATAGCCCTCATCGTTTTTTCGGACTGTAAACTGATTCACAGTGCCGCAGCTTGGGCATTTGACCGGGATCTCTTCACCACCGCCTGACGCACCCAGCCTGATCTCAGGCGCGAACAGATCACCATCAGGACAATGACGCTCGATGTTCTCGGCGTAGTCCAGCACCAAGCAATCAGCTTTCCCTGGCGCAATCCTCATCCCCCTTCCGATCATTTGCTGGAGCAGGGACACGGATTCCGTTGCGCGTAACAGCGCGATCAGATCAACGTGCGGCGCGTCAAAGCCGGTTGTCAGCACAGACACGTTGACTAGGTACTTGATTTGCTGGGCCTTGAAAGCCTTTAGAATCCTCTCGCGCTCTTGGCGTTTGGTTTCCCCGGTGACGATTGCTGACAGCGTTGTGGGCAGGCTTGCCAGTACCTCTTCAGCGTGGCGCACTGTCGCCGCAAACAAGATCACGCCTCGGCGGTTTTTTGCTTGTGCCACCACGTCAGCAACAATCCCCGAGGTCTTGCGCCCGTGGCCGTGATAGGCGCGATCTACATCGGCCTTATCAAACTGTCCCCGGCTGTTCACCTGCATATCCAGAGTGTGATAAGCGTCTGAGTTGATCTCGCCCACCACTGGCTCAGTCAGGTAGCCTTGCGCGATCAGATCGCGTTCGTGGATCTTGTAGATCAACCGCTTGAAGTAAGGATCTCTGGCCTGCTCAACGAATCGTTCTTGTTCGTCATACTCATAGATGTAGCCAGAACCAAGCCTGTAAGGAGTTGCTGATAGACCAATTACGCGCAGATAGGGGTTCTGCTGCTGCAACTGTCCAATGATGTGCTTAACCGTTGGCGTGATCCGGTGCGCCTCATCCAACACTACGGCGCAAAACTGGTCCCCAAACCTGCGGATCTTGTTCTTGACCGTCTGCGGCGTCCCAAATACCACAGGGTGCCGCAGTGACACGCTCCCGGCTGATGCCGAGAAGATCGAAGCCGGATTGCCGGTGGCCAGATACTTTTCGTGATTCTGGATCACCAGTTCAGCGGAAGGCGCGATGCAAAGCACATGTTTCTTGCCACTGGTGTGATGTATCCAGTCGGCAATCGCCGCAATGATGTGGGACTTTCCAGCCCCTGTCGGGGCTTGGATCACACAAGAGTCAATCGTCTTGGTCAGCCAATCCTTGGCTGCATCAAATGCGTCCTGCTGGTATGGGCGCAGGCTCATGACAGCTTCCAGAACTCCGTTGGTTTGCCACGATACGGCTCCAGGTCGAGCTTGGGCAGATGGTCCTTGACCACCTTGGCATAAGACACAGACCCGGCGCGTTTGACCTTGGTCCATTTGCGCCCGAGGATCTCGGCGTCCTGGCCGTTGCTCATCTCTGCAAACCGCGCCTTGATGTCATCCAGCCTGCCCTTGGCTCGGTCGATTGCCTCTTGTAGTTCGTCGTACTCAGCCAGCAGCTTTGCAGCTTCAAGGGTCTGGATCTGCTGGCGCTTGGGTGCCAAATGATCTTCCGGTTGCTTGATGGCCTCTAGGTAACGGTCATGGAAAGCCTTGAGCTTTGGAAGGGTGGCGTCTAACCAGTCGTTGTTTCGCTCGACACGTTCCAGCCTGTGACCGTGCGGTGCCCATTGGAAAAAGTCCGTCCAGTCCCTGTTAGTGCAATACATCTGGATCTGCATCTGAGCAAAGTAGTGCATCTGCTCTGCTGCGGCTTTAAATAGTGGCTCTGCTTTGTCGCGCAGGCTGTACGGGCATTTGATCTCTACCAAACCGTTAGGTTGAACCAAGCCGTCAGGGCTTGCGCCCAGCCACTGCCCTTCAGCAACGTAGAAACCGCATTGCTCGACGGTGCGTCCGGTCACGATCTCGTACTCTGCCCTGGCACCATCTTCATGAAAGGTGCCGTACTCGGTTGCCACGTTGCCGGTGAACTCAGGGTCTGCGCCATGAGCGGCGCGAACCATTGCGCGTAGCACATCATCAGAGGTGCGGTATGGGTCAAGCCCCAGGATTGCGCCAACCTGGCTGCCAGTCACTTTGCCGATTCTGGCTTCGTGCCATTCTGTGGTTCGTTGTTCCATGATTATCTCCAAGGTGATGCGCCCCATTGCGGGGCGCTGGTTGTTGATTAAAAAGGAATCGAGTCAATCTCTTCCTGCGTTGGTTCGGCAGGCTTGGCTGTTGGATTGGCCTTAGCCTTTGCAGGACTCACCGCGCTCACCCAGTTGCCTGACTTCTTCTCGCCCTGCTGGGTTTCGATCTCCCAAACCTGCAACCGCAACACCATCGGCTTGTTGGTCAAGTGCTTGGTCATGGACTCATCCGTGGGATCTTCACCAGACGCTTGGAGCTTGCCACCAGCGTTGTAGTCAATGGCCGCCAACATGCGCTTGGCTTTCTCAGCCTTCTTGGGGTCTTCGTGATCAACGCGCAGCTTCTGGAAGACTTTGCGGTTCTTGAAGTCCTCAGGCTTCATCACGCTCCAGCGCAGGCTGATGTACGAGCGGTCGTCATACGGGCCTTGGTCCCATTTGGCCTCGTCGCAGATCGCCAGCACATCGGTGTTGGCTGGGATCGGCTCCATGCTGCCGCCACCGGTCTCAAAAGAACCGGCATCTTCGTTGGTGTTGATATTCCAGAATGACATTACTTAGCCTCCTTCATGGGCTTGGTGGTTGCCTTCAGTGAAGGCACTATTTCAAACAAGGGGTTGCTGCCTTCCGGCACTTCAATATCAGACGTGATCCCATAGCGGTTCTTGGAAATGTTGGCCGCAGTGGTGTAGGTCGTCAGCAAACGAGTGCCATCGCTGAATGCCTTCTTGCGCTCGCCGTCACCCATGACGGTCGTTTCCAGCTTGAGGTAGCCCACCAGATCAACATCATCGACATACGGGGCCACGCTGCGCTTGCCGAGGCGCAGGTCATAACGGGTGTATGGGTCTTGGTCTGGCAACTCGACGGTGGTGGTGTCGCTGTGCGCGATAAACACAACGTGCATGCCTTTATCCACCAACATGCCTGCTGCCTTGCGGACTCGTTGGTGCATGGCACCAACCGCAGCCAGTCCTGCACCGTAGCCACCGAGGGCTTGGTTGATGCTCTTGGGCTTTTTCGGGTCGGTGTCCACAACGTACTGGAGAAACATGCGCTCCAAAGCGGTCACGCTGTCCAGCACCATCGTCTTGTAGTCGTGCTGCTCGTTGACTAAGGCTTTGAGTTGCTGCCAGAGATCATCCGGACCGGTGATCATCGGCAGTGCGTCAGGGCGCTCGTTTAAGGGGATGGACTGCATGCCATCCTCAACGCGAATGAAGATTGGCTTGGGGAAGGTTGCCGCCAGTCGGGTCTTGCCGACTCCAGCATCACCAGTAATGGTGGCGATAATAGCGCGGTCAGCCGGACGGCTGGCCTGGGAAAGAATGCTCATATTCTACCTCATTGGGTTATCATCGCGCCCTCAAGTCGGCGCAGGGTTAGAGTAGACCCTTGATCCGTTGATGTCAACCCTTGACCGCAAAATATTTCTTCGTCTGTTTTCCGCGCCCAGCCGCAACGGTTTCCGAACGCACATGACCGGCCTTTTCCAAGGCGTCCAAAGTCCGCTTGATGTCGTCTTTCTTATACTTGCGGCACTTGCTGTTGATCCTGCCAAGTGTCTCGCCGTGGTCCTTGGTGATCGCGCCCATGATGGCGCTTGCTAGGGCATCGCCCTTGTCTGCGGCACTGTTGGCGTGTGCCAACATGATCTTGCCGTCAATGTCCCGGCGCACTAGGGCATAGCTCCACAGCACATCTTGCGCGGTCCTTACCCCTGCCGGGATCGCCAGC